TCGTCTATGATTTGGTAACCGTAGTCCTGTAAGTGTGGGATATTGAGTTGACCAAACCGTACTCTAGTACTGTACTGACTGTCTAACCCTTCATTTATATATGTATAGCAATCATGGAACGCACATCTCAATATACGCTTACCTGTAATAGCAGATACTAGAGCATCCGCACGGTAGGTCTCATCTAGGCCAGTGTGTATAGTAAACCGCATTTTGCGCATCAGGTCCTCTGTGTTAATACTATTATATATTGAAAGGAATTCTCCCCAATACCAGCAAGTGTTCATGAAAAGTGATAGAAATATACTAGACTGTCCCGGCCCTGTTAACGTGTTGGCCAAGTCTTGGGCATCATCTGATATGCAAATGCCCTCACCTTGGACTAACTCGGGCAGTGAAGCACGACTTAATCCCAACTTGGGCAAACGTAAACTACGTTTAATATGAGTCCACCAGTGTGATTCAACAGTCTCTGTTGCTGGCTGAGCTACCCAATAACGTAATAGTATAGAAGCTTGTTTAGCTTCCTCGTACACCCTATGGTTGCGCACTAATTTGCCAAACATTGATTGAAGCTCTCTCTTAGTATACTCACCTCGTCCATTTTGTATAACTGGAGCATTAAACGCTCTGATACTTGCTCTTCCTAAGCGGAAGTCAATGTCTTGATCAACCAAAAAGGGTGTAGATCTTGTATTACCTTGTAATAACGTGGTTAGTATAGCCACTTCTCGGGTAGTGAACCCAGACAAGTTTAACGCCCCTTTGTAATCAGCTAAAGCACGTATGGCTATATCCGTATCAGGGTATATTTGATTCACAGCTATTAAAGTAACGTTGACCTCTGGTGCCGTGTGAAATAGGTGAGTAGGTACAGCAAACCTACCTTTAATAAAACCAAAGTGTTTACCAAAGGCATTACCACTACTACTGTGTCCATCATTATAGGTATACATGTGCCACACTTTAATGGTATACTTGAATTGAAAGGCCTCAGTATTATTGGCTCGAATTGTCTCGTCTGACTGAGTAACCTCCTGTGGTAGTTGGTCATACCAACCTTTGATCCTATCTACGACTAGCCAAGTGCTTACGTCCGTCAAAGACATGCCGTAACCGTCATCTTGGGTTTCTAACATCCTAGCCAGTAACTTGGGTCTATCCTCTTCTACGGCCGCCATTAGCCTGTGCACTTGTACTAAAGTAAGCGTGGTCTCATGATCATGTGTGTTCATCTTAGCCACGATGTCAAATAATTCCAACTTAGCTAATATTAGGAATAGTAAAGATGTCATGTTGTCATAGAAACCCTGAGAATATACAGTGTCAAAATACATATTTAAGCGCTGTTCTTTAGCGTCAACGCTATGGACAACTTCTCGTATACGTTTGATCACACTTTGATAGTTAATGGTGCCATTCGTATTCAAGCAAGACTTATTAACACCCAACAAAGAGTTGTGTGTTATTTCCAAATTCCAAGAACTTGGTATACCATATACTGTTCCTTTGGCTACAATATGACTAGCGTGGCGCATTTCCAAATCAAAGGCATTCTTCGTGGCTTGTACTACTGCTAAATCTTTCTGTTTGTTCATCTGTATATCAGATGACTTTTTGTCTAATGCTAGAACATTATCAACGTGCAATTTGACTTCGTTCTTAGCCCAGATCTGACCATCAATGATGGATGTTGGGGTGGTTTTAAAAGTTGTGATATCTGTGAATGTGTTCATGGTGAGTGGTGGGGTGGGTGAGTTAGTCTTTTTGTTTGGGGATTATATGCCT